TGTATTGAATGTATCAGAATTTATAATACAATCAACTACTCCAGCACAATCAAGTTGATCACCACCGCCAATTTCGGCTCTTAAAGCATCAATATCAAGTTTCAAGCCATCTGGCTCAGCTTTTAAATAAGGTAAAGTGTTTTCTTGTATTTTAACATAGAATACAATATGATCATCATTATGTAAATTTCCTGTTCTATCTAATCCAACTCCAGCTACATATGCTTCATTAATTTCCTCAACAATTCCGTCGACTTTTAATCCGTCTATTGTTGAAGTTAAGAATCCAACTCCGTTATTTCCTTTTTCAGAATTAGAATCAATTTTTATAGCAATTTGATTTCCATTAATTGTAATACCATTTCCGGTTTCATAAGTATCAACTAAATCACGAACTGGAACTCTTAAAATATTATTTTCATCAATGGTGAATACAAGTTCTTTTGTATTAGAATCATAATCTACTTGAGCTAAATATTTATCTACAGGAATAACAATAGTTCCTCTATTATCACCATTTACTAGTAAATTATATGTTAAAGGATTTACTTTTTGTAATATAATATTATCAAGGTCTTCTTGTAATTCTCTGTCTTTACTTTTTAAACTTACAATATCAGAAGCATTTTGACTAACTTGTCCTTGAAGTCCAGCTATATCAAAAGAGTTTACAGTATCATCTAATGTTGCTACTGCTTCAGCTAATTTTTCAGTAGCTCCTCTTAAATTGTTTGCTGGCTGAGTAATACGATTATTTATACGAGTATAAGTTCCATCTGCATTAAGTCCAACTGCAGTTGTAATAGTTTGAGATAAAGCTTCAGTACTTCCTAATCTTTCGGATAAACTTGCTATTTCTCCTTCTAAACTATCTAAATCTGAACTTAAAGAAGATACAGTATTATCTACTTCTTTTAATTGAGCATCTAGTTTTTTATCTGCGTCTGCTAAACTAGTAGCATCTGTTATATAATTAGTAGAATCGTCTTTTATATAGCTTCCGTCTTCAGCAAGTCCTGCACCTTTCTGTGTTTTATTTAACTCAGCTAAAATAGAAGTTGCTTGATCTTTTAATAACTCAATTTTAGTTAAAGCTTGATCAGATTTTAAATTTGCTTCATTTGCAACTTTAGATACTTTATTAAGAACTGCTAATGTTTGCTCTGTTAACTTTTTAGCAGCAGTAGCATCTAAATTAGCATAACTTGCAACATCTAAAGCCTTGTGAGCAACATGGTCTGCATGAGCAGCTAAATCAAATACTCTCTTTAATTCTGGATCGAAAGGAGGAGGGCATGGTTTCCAAGGTTCTGGTTTTGGATGATGGTGATGCATTGGTTCAGGACAATTTGGTCTGCTGAAATCAATATCGTTAAATTCAATCATTTTCTCTTAAAGTTTTTTTGTTATTTTCAGTTAAAATATAATCTCCACATTCTAGCAAAATTGCACACTATCTTTTATAAGTTTTTAAACTATCAAAGTCTGATTCATTGCAACATCCACAATTTCTCATAATAATTATTTTTTTAAGTTCTAGCATCTACAACTTTATCATTATAAGGATTACCATCATGTAGTTGTAGTAATTCTATTTCAGTACGTTTAGCATCTTGTTCAGCAACAGATTCTCTATAAGCTCTTTCGGTTCTAGCTTTAAACCAGTTAACTTCATTTTCCATTTGAGCTTTTTGAGATTCTAATTGAAGTTTAGCCTCATTAAGCTGCTCTACTTTCTTCTAAAGTTGTTCTGCTTGTTTTTGTACTTGTTGTAATTCTTGCTACATCTATTCGTTTTGTTGTTGAAGCTGTTGCATTTGATTCATTTCTTCTTTTTGTTTTTTGATTGCTTTCTGCACTTTGCTTCTAAAATCTGTAATACTCTTTGTCGTAACCGCATCTATAATAAGTTCTGGACCCATTATTTGAGATTTAATTAAATCTGGAACTATTTGTTTTAACTGTTCTAACTATCGAGTAATATCCGAACTAGTTACAATGTGGATATCCCAGTCACTAAGAGTAAAATATTCTGGTAAAGCAGTAAAAACTCTCTAGTATTTATCTCCTAAAATGATAGTTCCTGTTAGTCCATTTTTGAATACAATTTTTGCTAAATTTAATGCATCTAACAACATTTCTTCTACAACAACATCCATCTGTTGATAGTATTGTTTTGTAATAGTAAAAGAATTATTAACAGATACCTGAACATTTGTTACAGCATCTTTTTGCTAGATACCGTTTAGTCTTTCTCTAAATACACCAGTAATAGATGAAGCTGTCTATTCTACAGAATCAATAGCTATCTATATAGCTTGAACTGTTTGAGCCTTGATTGTATCATCGTATCCATTAAATATAGTATTAATAGGAGCTTGACCTCCTCCAAGTCTACCTTCTTGCGAAGTATCAATTGGAGCAATTCCTGCTTTCTTATAAGCTAAGAATTTCTACAATCTTTCTGGAAGATTAACTCCTAAGAATTTAGGAAGCATTGATACATCAATCCAATCTCCAACATTACCAGAACTAGCGATTAGATTATCTCTATAAAAATGTAATAAATTATATTTATCTTGAAGAGAAGCACAAGCTAATACTAACGAATAAGGTTCAGAGCCTCTATTAGTAAAATAAACACCATTTACTGATAAAGAACAGTAACTTGGGTTATCTTGACTTCTTATAACATTTTCATCCTTACCATATAGTATATAAATACTTTCGCCTATTCTTACAGTTCTATATCTCTACATTATATGATTCTTATCTGTTTTAATCCATTCAACTTCGTATACGGGAATCAATTTATAATTATAAGTATTATAAGGCCCTGTAGGATATCCTGGTACTAATTCTTTTCCTGCTTGTAATCCATCTGTTTGAGGAGTTCCGTCAGCATTTGTAAAAGAACGAATATAGTAAGTAGATGTATCAAAAGCGTCTTGCCAAGATTCATTTATTAAATCTAAATCTTTTTTCTTTAATTTTTTACCATAAGTGTTTAATATTTGTGGTTTAGTTAACCATTTTCTTACAACAACTCTGTAAGAATCTTTTATATATGGCGATTCTGGATTTTTATCAATAAATGTATTTAATGGATTTAAAACTTCAATAGAAACATTATTATTATTTACTGTAGGTCTAACTCTATAAAAAGTATAACCTGTAATTAATAAGTCTAATAATAGTTTTCTAAGTTTTGTAATCATGTCAGTTTCTCGAGATTGCATTATGTATTCAATAACATCTTGTGCTGCAATCTCATATTGAGATATAAAATTCTAATCTACATCTTCTATTAAATTATCTATATCTTGTTGAACAGAATTATCAACAATTTTACCTTGCTGTCCATTCTGTATAAATTCTAATAATTTATTTTTAAGTCGTTTCTAAAGAAAATCAAAAACTTCTTTTGCTATTTTGAGTTCTTTTTCACGAGTTATTTTACTTAAAGTAGCAGAGTCTTTACAAGATACTTTAGGAAGTATAGGAGTTCCTAAATATTCTCCAACTAAAGCATCTATATGTTTTTTTATTAACGGAATAAACTCAACTGATGTTGGATTTCCAATTCCGTAGTTTTCTTCAAGGTATCTATACTAATCAGCATCCATTTTTCCATTGTAGTAATTGTATGCTTTTTGTAAATCCCATTTTGGATATACTAGCTCTGCTATAGTCTTATTAGTATAATCAATTAATTCTTGGTCTTTCATTTGCAACTACATTTTGAATCAATTGGATTATCTGGATATACTTTATAACCTAAAAACCATTTTATGTGATTCCAACTTCGGTCTCTTAGTTCTTCTTTGAAGAATTTAAGAAATTTTTCTCCTTCTAGTTGAGCTGATATATTTATAGGTTTATCGTCATTATTCATTCCTAAACGAACATTATATCCAAATGGTTTTATTTTAGTTACTTTTAATGTACCTACATATCTTTTATTATACACTTCCTCAATTGCGTCGAGGATCACTTGTTCTGTTATATCCATCGTAATATGTTTCTGGGTAAATATTATATTTAGGAACGTTATTATCTTTTTTAGGTATTACTCCAAACTTTCTTCTACCATATTCGTCTTTATACCAACCAATGTCTTGCCATTCTTTATCAGATTCTGGCTCTAAATCAGTTGGTCTAATTCCTGTTAATTCTTCATCAGCAAGTTCTGCCATTCCCCAAGCAGCTATAATATCGAACTTACCTTTCTGTTCATCCGAATATCTAGTAGCTTGATCTAAGAATTCAGGAAACCATATTTCATCACAATAGTCATCAATGAAATCTCGAATGAGGTCTGTTTGATGTGCAATGATAGCAGGAGTAGCTGGAGTACCTATTGCATTACTATGTTTACCGTTAGGATCTGGATAAGTAGCTTTTGGTCTAGACATTAAATATCCCAACATACCATTACTTTGTAGCCATGTCTTCATAGATAAACGAGTAGCCTCTATGTTTGCTCTACAGTTATAATACATTAACATTTTTAATGCTGTCTAATATGCTTCACGCTCATTATCAGGTCTATCCATATAATAAGCAACATATTGAGGAGGTCTAGTTCCAAATGCTCTTCTTTTAATAACAATACAAAACTTAGATGGATCTTTAGTTAAATCTGATGTTTGTTCTTCACCAATGTCAATAGAGTCAATACCTGCAACATACAAGTTTCTCATTTCCTAGTATGAAATAGGATTTCCGTCTTCATCAGTTGTGGCTCCATCTTCCCACAAAGGTTTTTCTATAATATGAACTTTACCTTCATTTCCAGGAACCCATCTAATACCAGATACATTTTTAATTTCTCGGTTTCCACCTTTGTATATAAACTAAAGTTCTCCATTCTATATTGTTGGTCCTTCTTTCAAAAGTCTTATTCTAGTAATCTAATCTGTCAATAAGACTTTATTAAATTTATTAGTTCCTTCAAGTGCAAATGCTTCTTCTGCAGTATAGCAGAATTCTGCACAATATTCAACTAATTTTTTAGGAGTAGCTTTACGTTTATCTCTTTCTTTATCATAAAATTCTTCTTTAGCTCTTTTGTCATCGCACACACCTCTTTCATCAACAAATCCTTTTTTATAAAGAGCTGTATATGCTGGAATAAAAAAGCAAGTATATACCCAAGTTCCATCAGGTGTATAATTATGATAAAAAGGTAATATATCTACAGATTCTGGATTGTAATACATATCAATAAGTCCTGCCATTTGTGGACCAGTGTCTCCACCAGTTCCACCAGCAACAATTACTCCAATTTTATTACCTCCGAGAGTTGTTAAAGCCTCAGCTTTAACGAAAGATTTACTAAAGATTGGATTAGAACCTGCCTCTTCAAGAATTAATAAGTCAGCACGATCACCACGAATCTTTGAATCTTTTTCTGCAATAATACCTTCAATCTAAGACATAAAGCCATCTTCTACTTTCTGTCCATTTATTATTTTATAAAAAGATGCTCTCTTTTTTAATTGAGAGTCAAAAACTTGTCGAAGTTTAAAGAAGCCTAAATCTGTTTCATCATTTAAAAAAGTAAGTTCGTTCCATACTTTTTCTAAAGATTTTTCAACATAATTAGAATTAAATGCAGTTAATATTGAGTTACTTGCTTGATGACAAGAATACTCATTTGCTATTAATGCTGCATTAATTTCAGAGAATCCGATACCACGACTTTTCATAAGTCCACAGTTTCTATGTAACGTTCTACATAATTCATAATAATGAAAGAATTCATATTGATATGTATAGAAATTTGGATATATAGAAAGTCTTGAAGTACCAGCTTTTTCAACATCTGGATTAGGAAGCTAATAATAATTTAAGAAAAAATAATGTGGACCTGTTATAGTATATCCATTTACAGTATAACCATTAATGCATCGCTTATATTCTCTAGTCCAAAAATCATGATATAACTTTGAACCAAATTGATATTGACAATAATGTCCAGTTTTAAGTTTTACATCTCTAGCTTCTGTAAACCAATTTGGATTAAAATCTAATCCTTTATCTTTTGTAATAGGTCTATATCCTGTTATTTCATAAGAAAGTCTTTTATCGAAGAATTTTATTTCTTTACCAATAGGAACATCCCATTTTCCAGAACGATATTTTTCTTTAACTTCTTCAGCAACTTTATGATATTCAGCATCTTCCTTTGCTTTAGTTTCATTAACTACATCTACAAGCTGCTAAATTTCATCAGGAATCTAAACCTTTTTAGGTCGTCCTCTTTTTCTTTTAACCTCCATACATAAATCCTTCTGTTGCTCCACCTCTTAACTTCGAATCTTCTGCCATTTCTTTCTTAACTTGACCTTCAAGAGTTTTCAATTCATCGTTGACTTTTGATAATTGAGAAATTTCAGCCATAATATCTTTCACCTTATATAAAGGTTTACCTGTCTGTAAATCTCTTTCTTGTGGGTCAATATTTTCAAAGTAATCTGTAAATTTATCTACCGTCTTTTGAGCAGCGTGTAGCATTCTTATAGTTCGATTACTTTCTTGTAAATCTCTATATTTTCTACACGCAGCTCTAAAGTTTGGATCGTTGAACTCTTCTTCAGAAAGTCCAGAATCTTTTAAGGCTTCCTGATGACGTTCTTGCTCAGAGAAGCCAGAATAGATTGATTTCCAATCTAATGCTAGCCATATATAGGTAAACTCACGAAATGCTCGTAAGTGTTCTACACCATGTGGGTCTTCTTTACATTTATTTCTTTCATTCTACATTAAGACTGCAAACTCTCTTACTAAAAGAATCTAACTGTCTTCAAGTTCAACTTTCCCTGTCTTATTATCATATTGAAATATATGTAACATATTGTTAATTATAAAAACTTAATATTTCCTATTCTCTAGTTATTTTATTCTCCATAAATTAGTCTAGATAGAATAGGATAGTTTTCTTGGTCTTTTCTTTTTGCCTTTCTAAAATCTTGTTTCAGTCCCATTTTTAATCCGTATAGATTTAATGGATCTGATTTAATATAATGATATGCTCCTCTTATTAAGTTACCTATCGTTGGAGTAGATGAAAAATATTGTTTTGCAATATTAGATTCTCTAGTTGAAGTAGGAGATTTTAGAGCATAATCATTATAATATTTATCATGTTCTTCTAGAATAGGTTCCATTAATATTTTAATTATACCGTTTTTGGAAGTTTTGTCTTGATAAAAGGGACTCCGTTTAAACTACCTCCATTAGCCATTTTTCCAATTCCTGACTTTCCACCGTGTCCTTTTGGATAACCGCTTATTGAACCAATTCTTCCAATTGAAGATGCTTTAGCTCCTCTGTGGAATCTTTTTTGTTTTTCTCCGCCAAATGCTGTTCCTTTATAAGTTACTCCAGCTTTTTGTTGGTTTTGCATTCTACCAGTTTTACCTGTAGCTTTATGTCCTACAAGTCCTACATTTGTTGGCTTCTTTTTGCCTTCATCACCAAATGCTGTAAATTTATTAGGTTTATCATGTTTATTTAATTGATGAGTTCCATTAGCATTAAATGCTCTACGTCCGCCCCATCTTCCAGCATGGTTTGTAGAAACAACATTAGCTCCTCTTTCTTCACCAAAAGCTGTATGCTTATTTCTATTCATAGCACCACCTTTAGCAAATATTTCAGTAAGAATATCTTCCATTATACCACCTGCTCTTTGAAATTTTAATCCACCACAAGCTTTCTTAGATTTACCTCCACCACAGTTTTTCATAACTTTTTGGCATTTCTTACAAACTTTACCTCCAGCTTTGAAATATGCCATTTCATAACCTTCTGGGCATTCACCTTTGAGCTTCTTAATATAATTTAATTTTGCACCATTACGTGCTACTTGTGGAGCACTACCTTGCATTTGATTCATGATTTGCATAATCATTTCTGCAATTTGTCCTGCTTGTGGGTCACCTTGTTGTGCAGCTTGCATAATCTATTGAATTTGAGCAGATGCTTGTTGATCACCTTGCATAGCTGCTTGTACTAATTGAATAATTTGTTCTTGTGGGTCTCCTTGTGGAGCTGCTCCACCTGCTTGATATTTTTGTGTCATTTTTTCACCTGTTTTCTGTTTTTCAAGTTTTGTTTTAAATGCATTATCAAATGCTGTATTTGCAGCACTTCCTTTAGTATATACTTGTCCTAATAATTTTGACATACGTCTTAAATCTCCTAAATCTCCTCTGTGAATAACATTACCTGGATTTATCGTCTAATTGAACCAATCTGTTACAGCTTTTTTCTTTGTTTCATTTGTAAACCAGTCGTCTCCAAATAATCCAGAAATATTTGTGTTTAAACTACGTCCTATTAATCCAGAGTTATTTCCTATTGCATCCAATATATTATCTCCAGATATTTTGTGACCATAAGTTCCTCTTAAAGAATTTCTCCAGTCTCTAAAATCTGCTCTAGAGAAATTACTTTGTGCTGGAGTAAACTAAGGAGTATTTTTTGAAGGAACATAATTACTTATACTACCTAAGTCTTTATTATCACTTGTACGATATAAATTTCCAACAGTATGTCCATTAGAAACACCATTTGTAGTTCCTGATCCTTCAACAAAATAATTTTGGTTTATAGATGTTCCATCTCTTAATGTTGTTGCAGGAGATGTACTGGTAATCGGTTGAACTTTTGATAATCTGTCAGAAGCTTTTTTGTAATTATCAGCTGATAAACTTTTACTCAAATCTATCCAACTATCATTACTTCCACGTTTTCTTGCATGATACGTTCCGTTGTTAATACTATACTCCCAGTTATTATCTCCATTTAAATAAAAAGTACTCATAATTATTTAATTTTAATTAAGTCTTTAGTATTAAAAACAGCTTCTTGCATTTCACCAGTTGTTGTGAACCATCTGCATTTAATACCTTTTAAAATCGGTTCTTTATTATCTACTTTATTTTTAAATATATATGTCTCTTTCTTTAATACCAACATTATTGGTTTGTTAGGGATGTCCTACTTTAAAGTAACAACATCACCTGGCATAAAAAATATTTTATCAGTTATTTCCATTGTCCATTAAATTTTTAAATCTTTCTGCTAAACCAACATTTACTGTAATCATAATACTATGTTCATTCACAAGTACTAACCCTTGCTTATAGAAAGGTACAGGTGTTTCTGATGGTTTTCTCCACATAACTACATCACCTTCTTTAAGGTATTTACATGTAGGACCAACTTCTTGGACTACACCATAATGTATGAATGATTCTTCCTCTTCCCATTCTCCTGTTTCTCTTGACTTATATTCTGGAGTTAAACCTCCTGTATCTGTAATTATAAGTCCTTCTCTTTTAATTTTTTGGAATGGGTTTTGAGCTAATGGCTTAATTAGAACTCCTTCGTATAAAGGTTTGATCTCTAATTTATTTAAATCTGAAGCTAAACTTTCAGTATATTCTTGAAGAAGTTTTTCATGCTCATCTAGTTTAGCTACATATTCATCCACTTTCTCATTAAATTTTGCTTTAGCGTTATCTTCTACCATATTATTTAAATCTCTATTTGCTGACATATTAAACATTTCTCTTCCTTCTGATTCTATGCCAGCTACTGTTTCATACACTTTCATTGCATCAGTCTTATTGAGGTTTACCTCATGACCTTCGATTCTTGCCATATTATTTCAAATTACCATTTATGTGCTGGACAGTGTGCATTAGGTAAAGTTGTTTTTGCTTTTAATCTGCACCCACATCCTTTAAAATAACCATCTTTTCTTTCTGTACTTGTTTCATCTGTATCTGGATTTACCCATAGTCTAGGATTACATAAACCGCCAACAGTATCCTTATATAATGGACATTTATGGCATATTTCTAATCTCACTTGTGAGATGTCTTTATTTAATCCTAATGCTTCATTAGCATGTCCTTTTATAATATTTCCTATTTCCATATAAATTAATTTAAAAATTAGAATAGTATTAATCCGTTCAACACCAATTATTAATTGGTGTTGAACGGATT